GGTCTGGCTGACGTCAACAAGCCTAGTAGCTCCCGAATGTAAGTATGTAAGTTTCGAATACTAATCCCTACTCTACTTTCCATTGGCGTTTTTTATGGATAAAAACGGTTAGACAATAAAACCTATATGTTACAGTCAGTGTAGTTTACATATAATCCTACAGCACCATTGAAGGTGGACTGGCGCAATATAAGGGTAAGTTCATAGATGAAAATTAACCTAAAGAGTGAAGAAAGGGTTCAATAAATGTGTTTTCGTGGTTAATTGTAAACATCTCGACTTCTCCGCAATATTGATCCTGTACGAGTTTGTTAGCGTCAGGAAATAATTTGAAGGGGATTTCTGTAAATAAATCGTTACAAGTTTTCAAATAATTATCAATTAATTTAATCGTATTTGGTAAAACTCCGTATTTACCAGCCCATAGATCGATAGCTAGTTCGTAATCGATAGGTTGAGCTTGGGCTGTGATGCAATATTTCATTTTACGTTCTAAATCTTTCTTATTCAATTTTTGTTTCGCTTTTTCTGATGGTTCTAAACCACAACGGATTAAAAGATCGGCATAAGAATCCATTATTGGTAAATAACTAGCCCACTGTTTAATGCAAACACCTTCTAACCATGCTAATTGTCTGGTTTGTTTTAAAACGGATTCTGTTTTTCCTTTCTTTTTAACTCCTAAAGTCCAAGGAGTAATGTAGCAAAAACGAGATAACATTCTAATAATTCTAACAGAGCCATCTGGTCTAATGATAAAATCTGTTGATAAAAAATTTGGAAAAGGGTTGAAGACGGGAAGTCCTTTATAGACTTGGCCTAAGCCAACTTGTGTGAATTTTCCACTTTGGACATACAAAAAACCCATATTGTCAATAGCCTTTTGGGCAATGGAAGAATTTTTAAATTTGATAACGAAATCGTCCCCGCAAAAGAAGGAGAAATATCGACCTGTGTTAATGACTATGTTATCGGAATTGATATAAGCTTTATTAAAACCACATTTCCATAACCAAAAATCTACTTGGGCTTCGTTACTAACTGAATTAAATAGAGTAGTGTTTGGATCTCCAGAGCATGTTTTTCCAGCAATTATAAGAAGTATGTCTTCAAAATGAGCACTAAATTTTATTATAAGTTTAGATCGAGAGATTTGTCTTAAATAATAATTTAAAGGTTCGGCGAAAGTAGTTGGTAAGCAATATTCAAAAATTATTGTTAGAAATTTAGTGATGAATATACGTCTGAGAACGGTGTGTTGAGTGGTTTCCCATTGAGAGCCATCTCCATCCAACCAGAAATCTGTTTCGATAAAAGTTTTGTTAACTTTAGTAAGGATGTCGTTAATCTGATCCCAATTTTTTGAACAAGTGAT